TTGTTTTCATCGAATTGCAAACTAGTTCCATTAAACAAACCAAAGGTTGCTGTTCCAAAGGATGTGAGCAATGCAATTACTTTTGGCAATTTAGCAAAATGGAACGGTCTAATCTCAACAACTTCTCCTGCAACAGTAACCTCTATTTCAGGTAATAATATATCAAGTTCATTCGCTGCTTTTTTTGGCATTTATATTCCTTCTTTCATGCGCAATATTTATATGCAAGAAAATTGTATTTTCATTTTTTCAAAATTAAGGGGCTATGAATTAACCACAGCCCCTGGTAAATTAATCTACGTAAACCACTTTATAGAGTGGATCATCCGGATGATTTGTTGAATCGTCTAAGATTGTGCAATCAATTTTAAATGTACTGAAATCATCCGATATCAAACCAATATCTCCATTTGGTTTTAAGGATACATGCCAAAAATCAATAACCTTATTTCGACCGTATGTGACGTCACTTACAAATAATAAATAACCTTCAATATTTGATACTTTACCCGCCCCAACCTTAGGTAATTTTGCCGCGGGAACCGTATAACTAACTTTTACTTTTGTATTTTCTGGTATTGTCGATTTTGCAGGAATGCGGATAATGCCCCCACGCAAATCAACCTCATTGGCTGTATAGTCAGTATTTAAAACATAGGCACCACTAGCAGCCACTACCTTAATTTCATAAATGTCACCGACAACAAAATCTTGGCCAGATGTAAGAGTAAATGTAACTTGTACACCTTCATCTAATGACTGTACACTCCCAGTCGCTGCTGTAGCTGCACTAGAACTTCCTGCCATTCCTTTTTTATAGGAAAATTCCATTCCCGCGATATTACCACTTGCCGTATTTGCAGTTTTGATTGTTACAAAATAACTATCTGATGTGTTTCCTGTATAAGCACCACTTGATGCAACTGTACCCGTAGAACCTGTACCCACTTTCGCATATACCGTAGGCTGTGCAATTGACGCGGCACTGCCAATCAAAGGTGCCATCGTAATTCCCGATGGATTATAATATGGCAACCGAATAAAACCACCAGGCGAAACCGTGTATTGTTCATCCACGACAGTTTGTGCAGCTTGAGAAATAACCCCTTCCTCACCATACAAGGCTAATGCCATATTGAACGTATTATGTTCATTAAATGTTAAGGTGGTCGTTGAATTACTCTCTACCGTTGCTTTGGCATACGTACGCCGAACTGCACTCATGGATGTTTTCTTTGATACTTCTTTGATTTCGTTTGCGATAATTGCTGCCTCAATGTTCCCCAAGTGTCGTAACACCGTTGGATTGCCGGACTGGTCGAAGCGGTTTAAATAAAAACTGCCTGCACCAATATCTAAATCTCTCGCATCAGGTGCCGCAAAAGTTTGTAAATCAAATTTAAAATTCTTCATTCTGTTATTCTCCAATCTATATTTATGATTAACCTACTGACACAGGTAGGCCTTTGAATATCACCATCGGATAGCACGTGCGTTACTTCCACTTTTGGGCCAATATTCAACATTTCATTTAACACGCGTGGCCATTCCTTTAAAAGTTTGATGATCGCAGTCTGCCATTTGTGAATTTCAGCATATGGCGCAGCCGGATCTTCATCGCTATTTTGAATACAAATATCAGCCCATAAAATAACCACTCCATGCGTTGGGCGTTTAATGCTAATACCGGTCTCACCATCCCAAGTGACCTCAATGCACGGATAGGTTTTTCCCGTTCCCTTGGTACCAGCATAAACACCACCCTCCAAAACAAAAATCAAATTGCCTTCATCATCTGTTTTTGTATTTATAAATTGAACTAGGTTATCAAGTATTGGCCACCAATACAGTTGTTCCGCCATACTACCCTCTCCGAACCGTCATAGAAATAGGAAACGATAAATTTACAGCCGCATTCCCGTTTACATCAAGCAATGGACCTGTGAATGTAACGGCTGTTATTTGGTTGGTTAAAGTATCGACTTGTGAAGCATACACTCTTCTTTTTAATTCAAAAGCGTCTGCCCCTTCAATTTGCCCATTTGTATTCATCATGGATTTCTTTTTTGCCGCTTCCATAAGAGTATAGGCTTCCGCCAGCTCGGCAATTTTAAAAGGCGTAGGCGATAGTATTTTTTCTATCGCTACGCCTAAACTTGCTGCCAAATCTTCAATATAATTTGTTGATTTTTTAATATGTGTTGCTGAAACAACGCTCTTCAGCATAGAGTCATCGATTAAAGTGGTGTCAAAATAAACTCTATCACTCATAAGCCGGCCTCCTTCACACCTCTCATTGCGTAGGCGGCAAATACCTCATTGATATATTCACGCCTCAGCATACCGGCTTCACGAATAAACATATCAGCCCGTGTACCTGGATGATGAACTTTCTTTCTAAATACGAATTCACCATTTCTGCCAACAAAACGCAAATAAGACTTATCCTTCGGAAATATATCATGCGGTCTAGTACCCTCATGGACGTATTTTCCATAAGGAGCAATGCTTTCATCAAGATATACTCTACCTTTGACCGTGCTCTCATCGCTAAAAGTTGTTTCAGCGGTAATTGACTTAACCAATTCACCATTCCGCGTTTCAAAACGATGGCGCACCGCTGCCATATCTTTCACCGCCTCAACTGATCTATCCATGCCTAACCGCATATTTTTTTCAAAGGTACGAGGTATGATATCGGTCGCTTTTAAAAGTTCTGCAGTAGCAGGCGTATTAAATGTGATATCCATACTTATTTACCATCTACCTTTGCCTTGGCATCTGCCTCAGCTTGTTCTTTTGCTGCTTGTGCCTCCGCTTCGGCTTGAGCTTTAGCCTCGATATCATCATCCTTCACCTTGCCCGGTTTCTTCGTGAATCCTTGTTTTTGATAGTCTGTCCATTCAATCTCATTTACGATATACGAATCTTGTCCATAATAAACTGTAATTGTATTCATTTTTACCACCTTTCTGGATATCCCTTTATATTCTGTACTTATCCGATTAATCTTGCAGCTAATTCTGGCTGGATAGTCTTAAATCCACACAGCATATCAATCGACATAATATCCGATTTTGAAATCATGTCATAACCAAACGTCACACGCAAACCTAAGCCATTATAATTCACGTAACTAGACTGTGTATTTCCCATTGGTGTTGATAATTGGCGCGTTACAAGTGCAAACGCATTTTGGTGGAAAGCAATATTTGCCGTATGATCCGCAACAATTGATACGGCACTAGTCGCAGCCATTTCTTTTGATGCTGCTGGATAAAAAGAAATATTTGCTGTATTGCCTGCTGCCACTGTATCCGCAGTCACTACATAAGCTGTTGCATCACCAGCAACTTTAAAGATTGTACCTTTCTTGATCGGCCCCGTTAAATTTGTTGCGGCAAATACGGCTGTATTAGAACCAGCTGTAACAACTGTACTAATAGTTACTGCCGGACTTCCCACAAAATTACCATTCGTATGGTTTTCAATATTCTGATCCATGTAAATATCATACCCAAATTTACGGCCTAATTTTGCTTCGATAAGTGCATCACTTGTACCACTTGCATCAACTCGGTTAAAGGTATCTAACTGCAGTAATGCGGCTTCCGCATCGGTATCAATAACTAGATTCCTGCCAACCAGCGGTACCTTGTTATCATTCATGATCTTTCTAACACCCGTAATTGACGCAACCGTTCCAGGAGTCGTACCCGCAACCCCAAAATAATAAGGCACATCCGCATAAAGGCCCGCAATTCTAGCATCCACATCTTGTGCTACGGCTCTTAATGCCGGCTGCAAAAACTGCTCAGAGAAATTAACGATATTTAGTGCTAAGTCCTTTGACGTGATTTTACATGACACATCAATAAGTTTATCCATTACGACTGGTACGCCGGTTTCTTTTGCATCTTGAATTTCAATAGCTGTTTCGAATTCTTTTGCTTTAAACGTTGCTGGTTTACGAATTGTAATCGTATCACCGACATTTACAAATTCCGAAGAAAAATCATGATGCACTAAATTACTGAGTACTAAATTATTTTCTAATACCATCAAAGATTCTCTCGCAATGATGGAAGGGGTTAATAATGTATTGGCCATTTTTATCATCCTTTTTTAAATTATTTTTGTGTTTCTCGCCATTTTTTATATTGTTCTTGCGACATATTGTCGAAATCAAGAGTTTTACCACCATTTGCCCCACTGCCTGCACCTGGATTCGATCCATTTAAAACAAACTCTGGGTTGGCTTCTAAAAAGCTTTTTACACCTTCTTGAACTGTTAGCTCATTACCATCATCTGCCGTAAATACAAACGATTCTGAGCCATCGTCGGCTATTTTAATGTTATCTCTAAGTAGTTTTGATAGTTGTGACGGTTTTACAGCTTTCCCTTCTGAAAGAGCTTTTTGTAAGACAGAATCACGCATCAATTCAATGCGCTTATTTTTTTCCTGCTCTGCATTTTTAGCAAAGGTGTCTTTCTCTTGTGTGATTTTCTTTAAATCTCTTTGCAGTTGATTCAATTGACTCGTAACAGCAGCAAGTTCTGGATTAGGTTGTCCTTTTGTGCCATCGGCTTTTAGCTGGACTTGCTTTTGTTTC